CAATCAATAAAAGATAATGTATTAACTCTATTATCAATTCCAACCTCACATGGTGGTAATTTAGATGTATTAAAAGATAGTGGTAGTTTAACACTAGCATTAATAGGCTTAGGAGTAGGTCTTGCAGCATTTGCATTTGGTAAAGGAGCTGCAGGGGTAGCTGATGCGGTTACAATGTTTAGTGCAGGAGATAACTTTGCTGAAGATATTAAAGCTGAAATTATAACATTATTATCAATAGCTCAAATAGAAGGTATAGGTTGGGATACAGTTAAATTTATAGGGGTTATGGGTGGAATAGCTGCAGGTTTAGTAGCATTTGCACTAGGTAAAGGAGCTGCTGGAGCAGCTGATGCAATTACCAAATTCTCAGCTGGTGATAATTTTGCTGAAGATATTAAATCAGAAGTAGCAACATTATTAACAATACCAGCGATGGCAGGTCCAGATGGTCCAGAAAAAGCACAAAAGGTAAGTGATATATTAGGAACATTAGGTGGAGCATTATTTAAATTTGGAGCTGGTAAATTTGTACAATCATTAGCAGCAGCCGCAGGAGCAGTATTAGACTTCTTCTCAGGTGAGAAAAGCCCAGTAGAACAAGCTTTAATATTAGCTGATAAATCTGATGATATTAATAAAGGTGTAGATTCTTTAGAACGATTTAAACAGGTATTAGATGATTTCTCTGGTATGGGTGATGTTGATTTTAATCTAGATACTGAAAAGATGGCTTCAGATTTATTAGGTGCATCAAAAGTATTTGAAATGGCTTTATTAGGTGGAAAAACAGAAGGTGGTTGGATGCCATGGTCTGATGGTCCAATTGAATATAAAGGTTTAGTTAATATAGATGGAATTGATGATGCAGTTTCAGATATTAATAATTTAAAAGAAGCTTTAGGATTAATCCCTTCTCAAACGGCGGTAGAACTTGATACATCAGAATTAGAAAGATCAATCAATGCTCTTACCCAATCAATCTCATCCTCAGTTGATAATAGTACTACTAGCTCTTCAAATGTTACTATTATACCATCCGGAGTAAATAGAACTCAATCCGCAGTAAGTGGTTCCACCCCAGGAACATAAAACTTGTATGGTCCCTTTTCTTAGGATCTCAATATATCTATACGAATCAACTTCCTAAGCACGCATAAAAAAAAGGCGGAAGACCGAGCTCTTTTTAAGAATACCAATCAAGTTATTCCGAGCTCTTTTTAAGTCTTCATCGCCTTAAAAAGTTTCTAGTTTGTAGGCCTTATTCAGGCCAAATATCTAGACTTTTTATGAATCATTTGCTAATTTAGCAAAATAACTCATTGTATCATCCTCTTCTGAAGTACTTTCAGGTTCTGATACGGGTGCAGATTCCATTTCAGGCGCTGCCATTGTAGCCGCTACGGCTGGTTCTGGTGCGCTAACCCCTGCACTAATTCCAAGAACTCTATTCATTTTAGCTTTAAGCTCATCATAAGATTTAAAGTTACTTGGATCTGTGAACTCTGATAGACCATAGATCTTACCATAAGTTTCTTCCAACATAGTATCATCACTATTATGTAATGCACTAACTGGAGAGAACTCAGATGCGTCATAGTTTGTCCAACCATCCACTTTTCTAATTTTAATTTTAAAATCAGCACCTTCCCAGAAATCAAAAGGATTCACCGGGCTTTCATCAGCAAATTGTGGTTGCATAGCATCCATGATTTTATCAAAGATTTTTTTACCATACCTATAAAGGAATACTTTTCCTTCAGCGGCTGGATTCGCAGAGTCAGATATTACTAGAATATTTGACACATAATGTAATCTTCTTTTACGTTCACGAGCAATAGTTTTATCCTCTTCTCTTCCTGTATTCCAGAGTTGAGTATTCATCTCTGAAACTGGATCAGGTTGATTAATAGTGGTTAAACTATTTTCGATATACCAAAGACCATTTGGACCTTTAAATCCATGATCCCAGTATCTTACCCATGGAAGGTCTTCACCTTCTTTCGCAGGTAGGAATCTAACTACTGCGTAGCCATTACCTGCTTTATCTTGGGTTGGTTTCCAGAAACGTTCATCTATATAAGATTTTGTTTCTGTCTTCTCTGAAACAGCTCCTGCTGCTTTTACGAGTTGGTCGATAGACGAGCCTCGCGCGCTCTTTAAGTTTTCAAACGACATATATTTTCTCCGTATTGCGTTGTATTACTGAATTATCCACTTTACTCATAATATAATATAGGTACATTATACCACATACCTATCCATTTGTAAACCTTTTTTTGGTAATTTCTACGAATTTACCTCTATCAATATTTACAAAAGGTTGGTACTTTATTATCTTCTTGGAAACATCTGGCCAAAACAAAGTTTCAGTTATTTTGTTTCCTTCCCGAATAACAAAGTCCGTGATGGAATTTAGAATCACCACTGTTTCCAATGTTACTTCTTCTTCCATCCATAGTTCAATAATCTTGGGTGGAGTGTTTATATTGTTCACCACCAGCAGATCATCAAACGATGTATCTATGTTATTTATATCCTTTTCGAACTCACGTGTTAAGGATTCGTGTATCTTCTTATGCTTGGTATAGTTTTGTTGTCCTTCTATATCCATCATATCTCCAATATATTTCATATCTTCTATAAAGTTAAATACGAAAAAGTTCTGTATATCTTTTTGGTTCTTTCCAATCTTTGCAAAAAAGTATTTGTCTTTTCTTTTAAAGAAAGATTGGGGAGTTACATTACTCTTGAAGTTATATTTAATAGCATCATAACTATCTTGTTCAAAATGCAGCTTTAGTGCATTGTATAACTTGTATACCTCAAAAGGATCCATCATACGGGTAATGTATTCTTCTTCTTGACTTTAACTAGATTCAATCCTGTAGCTTCTTGTGTAAGCTTCTCTTTGAGTGCAGGGGACAATAGTTTCTTCACATTCATATAATCCATACCTCTTTTCTCGATAATGTACGTCATCGCATCTAGGTAAGACATATTATTTTTAGAAACACATGCTTCAACTGCAGCAGTAAATCGCTTCTTAGTCATAATCTTATGTTCTAGTTCTTCCATAATTCTCTACGTAAAAGAATAGTATCTTTGTTTATTCTTCCTGTAGGTTTTCCTATTTTTGTAGTTAAACTATTCCAGATTTTATCAATTTGTTTAACTTCATTATTTAATATTTGAGGAATAATTTCATCTGGTTTCCTCAGTGTAGCTGTTCTACCTTTTTCCCAGTTATATAGAGTGGAACCTCTAACTTCAAATCCTGAGGAAGAAGATGTAACAAATTCTGTAAGCTTTTTAGTCTTGGCATTATACATCCAGAAGTAATTAGATTCCGGAATTCCTAAAGGACTAATTGATTCTAATTCATCAGCTTTTTTTAAGAACTTTAATTTCTCTACCTGTTTTGATCTTGACCTAGGTTTCTTAGTTCTTATTCTTGCATTTCTTTGAGCTTCTGTAACCCTATCTAATTCTTCATATATCTTATCCATAAGGTCAAGCATCTTTCTTTGATCACCTTTCTTAACATGTGAATATGCTTCTATTGCTTGATCACATGTTTTTTCATAAGCTTCTTTTAATGGATCATATTCACTATCAACTACTTCTTTAAACATTTTAATAGCAGCAAGACCTTTTAATCCGTGCATTTGGAATAAACTATAAACAGGGAATTGAATATGTTTCTTATCATATACTCCCTCCATCCACTTATCAACTACCATCTTATCAAAATCTAATCCAATAGTACCTGCTACTTTTAATTTTAATCTTTCATGAGGAGGTATAATCTTTGGCTTAGGTTTAGCATCTCTTTCTGCTTTCTTTTCTAACCAAATCTTTTTCCCTTCTAACATACATTGTTTAAGGAAATCATGTGCAGCTTCTATTTCTTCTGGAGTATAAACCCAACCACGTTCTGTCATTCTAACAAATGCATGGCCTTTTATATTCATATAAAGTCTCCAATCTGGGCAAGACTTTAAATATTGTATTTCTTTTTTAGTGAATAAATCTGTAGTAGCACAATATGTATATACACGTTGCACATATTTTTTCTTATCTAGAAAATAAGAATACCATCTAGTGGACTTTGAATGCACAGAACTTCTTTCCTTCAGATCTGAAGGCATTGGGGTTTCGAAAAAATCAGGTTCGTGACCCATATATTTTTCATCTAATGATTTAAATCGTTTAGCCATATATACTCATCAAAACAACGAATATCATACATGCGATTATAAAATATAATCCCAGTTTTAATACTCCTAATATAAAATTTAATAATGTTCTCATAATAATGTTCTCAAAAAAGCTGGCTAAATCCCCTATAAAATAAGGAGTTAGGGTTGGGGATTTTAGCCAACATAAAGTACTTATAAAAAAGTACTTTTAAACTTATTTACCCCTTGACAAATATGCAGCTATTAGGTCGTCTCCTTCTTTAACCTCACCATCCCAAATATGGATAACTTTACCATCTTTGGTTCTCTCAATTCTACCATCATTGTACTGTACATCAAGTACACCACCATCATCAGTATCTTGAGGTCGGTCATCATACCAACAGGATTTTAAACTGTGGGCATGCATCTGCTTTACTCCATCAGCCCATTCTTCGGCTTCTAGTAGTATTCTTTGTCTTTCGACTCTATCGTCAAATTCAGTCATTTTTTAATCTGGCCTCTACCAGCGTTTTTACTTTATCTAATTTATACCATAAACTAGAATAAGTAGTTATATTACCATTCGGCCATTCTACGATATATCTTTTATATCCGTATGGCCTATCAGAAAAAATTCTCACATCACCATAATGTTCTTCTAATAGTCTCATAGTGCTTTGATCTCCTCTAAATAGTTTTCTACTTGTGCTTCAGTTAGGTTTCCTATCACATCATTTGAAATAGGAGTATCATAACAAAGATCTTCACCTTTAAGAACGGCTAATTCCCATAACCCTGCTTGGTGACCATAAGAACCTTCATGGCATATGACCGAAGCCCCATATCCATTTTC